TCAGAGCTGCACTGGTTCCAGTTCCTAAAAATTTAAGAGTGACCTTTGCTGCAGATCCTGATGCGTCATATTTATATAAATCAATATCAGCGTGGCTAATTTTTGCAATGCCTGGATCTGATAATGAGCTGTCAAACTTAAATGCGTAGCTGTTAGAAGAAAACAAGACTTGAGCATTTCCAGTCATCCCGGAAATAGATCCGCCGCTGGTATTGACTGCAGTGCCTGATGTTATTTGTACCGATCCGCCGCTGGCGTTCCTCCAATACAAATTGCCGTCATATTCATAAACAGAGTTGTTAGTATCACCGCTGGCGCTGGCGTGTACTGCGTTATCTAAAACAACATTTTTCAGTTCTGTTGCAGAATTTAAATTAAACTCAAGATCTGCGTTTATATTTAAACTGCTCGGCGTCAGCTGCACGCCTTTGCCGCTCGTATGATCATGCGCGTCTATGGTCAGCAGATTGTTTTCTGCATTGGTTGCCCAATCCGGCCCGGTTGTAGTTCCTACAGTTGACTGGGTCAGACCCATGTTTGTTGTTGTGGTCATACTAGCCTTTTAGAAAACATAAATATCTGCAGTTGCGGTGGCGCTGCCTTTCAGCAAGATATACAAATTTTTATCATTATTGACGGTTGCCGATTCATAAATAACCGAGTTGGCATTAAGCCGGGTAATGATAAAACCTTCATAGTCTCGGCCCAGTCCGTGATTGATCTCTGTGTCTGTGGTCCCGATATCCTGGTCTGTCAGCATCACGCCGTCACTGATCGGCAGCTGCAGCAGCGGGTTCAGCGTGGTTTTAATATGGGACTGGAGCCGGTTTACTTCCGCATTGTCTGTGTAAAGCGTTGTAAAATTGACGCGGCTCATGACTTCAGGGTATAGGTCACGCTGATGGTTGCACTTGTTCCGCCGCTGGTGCTGTCATAGAAAAATCGGATATACCTGGCATATACATCTGCAGTCAGCTCATTACTTTCTGCGCCTGATATGGCTGCAGTTGCTGTCCCGGAACCATTGATCCAAGTGCTTGTATCATTAGAAAATTGTATGAATATGTTTCCAGCCGGGCTGTTTGTTCCAGTATTTACTGCTACCATTGAAACCTGGCGGAATTGTGCTGCATCGATGGTTCCGCCTGTGACATCTGCAGAGATATCGCCACCACTTACATAGTCAGTGACATTTCGGAATTGAACAGGGTTCATTTTTCAATCTCTATAAATAGTTTTGGTAATCAAAATCGGTGTAATAGGTTGAGATATCAGTGACCGTTACGGGTTCACCAAGATCTCGCATTTCTGCAACTGCCAGGATACGCTGCCGCACCTGGTCCTTGCTGACCATGATTGCAGTAATGTCAGCCTCTTCTTTAATCAGTGCATCCATTGCCGCGCACAAAATAACGTACTCATCCCAGCCTGCGTAAAAATCCAACCGCGTTTCTAAAGATCCGTATGATGTCGGATCGGAAAGTGCGCTGCTGTCAAGATCAGTGACAATGGTAGTGGCTGTTACGGAGCTGATGGTTTGATCCACGTTGTAATCAGTTGCTAGGAAATTGACGCCTGTGATGGTGTCATCTGCAACAAACCCATGTCCGCTTGGCACGGTCCAGGTTGTTGTCGATCCGCGACTGACCGCGCTTGGTGTCACTTCCAAAAACTTTTTAGGCGTTGGAATATACCAAACGGTCAACGTATCAGCTGTGCTAGGTTTTGGATTGATTGCCAGGACATTGCCCTGGAAACGGTAACGCATGGTCCGGCTCACAGAATATCTGCTGCCAACATTGCGCTGCGTAAAATTGTATCGGCGCAGTGGGATGGTATCCGAGCCAACGGTAAGATCCACCCCACGGCCTTTATAAAAATCAGATGGAAGACTGTACGTTTTTGTTCCTGATACCAGCTGCACGGTGCTTGATTCTAGGAAATAATCCTCGGAGTTTGCTGATGTCACAATGAGATCATAAAGCTCCGCGTATCCCCTGTTGATGTAGCGCCGCATCTCAGTGTCTGTGACAAACTGAGAGTTTTCCATGTCAGCCCGTTGCCGGGCTAACAGGCGCAGGGTACTCAAAGAAACAAAATCGGTCATTAGGAATAGCTCATGTAAATGCCATGAATGGATTCCAGAATGCTCTGGGTGTTTCCAGATTTAACAGCACTCATCAGCTCTTCAGCCATTTCATGCTGCTCATCGGAATATTCCATTTCCATTTCTTCCATTTCACTATCCATTTCATCCATGCCGCCATACATATCATCCGAGGATTTTTTCCCCTTCATAATCATGACGGCAGTTTCCTTAGGTCCATACATATCCCCTCCTATTGAGTCAGGGAGGTGTTCCTAAGAATCAGACAAAAATGGACTCTGTTGTTTGCGTTTGCAGCAATGTCCGCAGCTGCGGTGCCAGTTATGGTCCTGATGACCACAGTCTTGGCCGAGCTGACATCAATCGCTCCAAACTGAACTTTAGAGTCACCGGCTGCATTTAAAGCAAGTGAACACTGCGCGGAGATTAATCCAGGAAAAGCATCCTCTAGAGTCACAGTCAGCTCACCCGTACCAGTCCGGGCCACAGACCAGCCTGCGCCAGTATTATCGGCAGCGGCGGGATTGGATGACCCGTTAGTGGTAAAAGATCCAGCAATGATTTTGACTCCAGGATTTAATGCCTGGACTCCGTAAAAGATTTTACTTGCCATCAGATCCTCCTATTAAGATGGGAGGGTGATCACACAATTGTATCCAGGTGCTTCACAGGCCATGTTGGCGTAGCTGTGGACCCGTACCTCTACACCGTCATCAGATGACTGGCGGAGAACTCGGTTTCCATCCAACTCGGTCAGCTGAACCATCGGACCAATTGACATAAGGCTCCAGGTATCCATTTGCAGCAAATATGCAGTCCCGCTGGGGCATGACTTATCTGGTACAACTTGGACCACTCCGTGCGGGGCAAAGAATTCCAGGCTGCGGTATCCGCTGATGGAATCATTCTGCTGCACTTGGCGGTTGACCTGGGCGTTCATGGTTTTTTCCAGATTCACAAAATCTGCAAAGCTGCAGAACATATAATCTGGCTTTCCACCTTCTCTGGCTGTCAGTGCTGCGCCCTCGATGATGGCCTCAGTGATGGTGTCAGATGACCCATCATAACGCTGGCCAGCAAGACGGGTGGCGTCTTCACTGCGGTCTTGTCCAAAGAATGAATCCCCGGAGGTTGGTGCTGTTGCAGGCAACCATCCTTCAAGGCCAGTCAGCAGCCCATCGTAATCACCTTGCATATAAATGAAATCATTAGCAGCAACGCCGGACCCGCCTGCAATGGCACTCAAAGCATCGACAGTCAAGGTGCCGGTGCTGCGGTTGATTGCAGTGACGGTGACGTTTCCTGTTTTTAATGATCCACCTGATTTGGTTGCACTGAAAACCAGCTCCATCCCAACCTCAAAATTCACAACATCATTGGAATTTTTAAGAACCAGGCTGGTGCTTGTTACAGATGCGTTGCACTGTCCAATTGCTCCAGATCCATCACGGTAAAGCGCGGTAGCGACACTGTCACCAACGGAGCGCAAAACGCCGTCAATCTCTGTGGTCATTGCATTGAGGAAACTGAACCGATCTCCTTCTGATGCAGCAACGGCCTCGCCTGAAATTGTGGCTACTCCGTACCGGGTCTTCCTGGTCATTAGGAATTCACCGATCTTGGACGCAGATGCGTTGGATTGTGCAGTTGAAAAGGTTGCAGAAACGCCTTGTGGGCGTGTGAAATAAACAGGCACTGGGGCATTTTTACCTCTAAAAGACTCATCCTTCGGAATCAATTCCATTAAAGGATGCGAGTCATACACTACTTTGCGGACCTCATCGGGCCGATAGTATTGCTTTAGAGCATTATCCCAGGCTGAAACAGTTGTGGCTGTTGCCATTGGAAACTCCTATAGAACATGATTAGCCTCTCGCGCTGCTATCAAAAATAGCTAGGGCCTCCTCCAGCCGTTCACGCTTGGTGCGTGGTCCAGCCTTTGGTGCCGGTTGAGAAGCGGAAACTTTATTTCTTAAAGTTCTCGTTCTTGTCCTTTGAGAATCTGATGGCGTGTCCTTAGTTTTGCCAGCATCAGTCTGGCCAAGCAGCTTCTTAATCTTGCTGGCAGAAACCAGCTGTTTTGTCTGCTGCTCATAAAAATCTTCAACATCTTGTAAGATTTCATGCTCCGGCTTTACGGTGCCGGATTCCGTAGCTACGATTTTCTGCATTTCTAAAATCGTAGGCCAGGCGTTGTCCCATTGTGCGCGTACCAGCTCAAAGCGGTCATCGGTCTCTACAATGTTTTTGAGTTTGCCCACATAGGAATCAATCTCTTTTTGTTTCTCCATCTGTTCCAGCTTTGCCAGGCGCTGCTCGATTTCTGGAGTTACATTATTCTTTTTTACTATCTTGTTTTGTGGCTTGCCGTCTTGCAGCACTTGCTTGGTGGCGTCTGAATAATTCCATCCAAGTTTGTTCATCGCGCCCAGCATATCGCCGGAATCTGCTGCTTCTTTTGCCTGCTGAAAGACCTTCAGCTCATCTTTTAACTGCGTCAGCTGCTGCCGCTCGGACTGCAGTTTTCTTTCTTTTGCAGCCACCTTTGAAAACGCTCGACTGACTCGCGGCTGCTCTGTTTCTGGTTCTGGTTCAACGGCATCATCCGCTGCAATCTCAGGATCTGCTGTTTGCGCTTCAGGCTCATCCGCATCCACAACTGATTCATCCACTGTTTCAGTTTCATCAACCTCCAGTTTTCCCTTGCTCGCTAACCAGTCCGTCATGTCCTGGTTCAGCTGCTCGGTTTCAGTTTCTGCTGCTTCTACTTCTTGAACTTCTGTTTCACTCATACTGGCAATCCTTCAGGCAATCCTTCTATTGGTTCCGGCACCGCAGGCCCTGCTCCCACATTTGGCAGTAGAGGAGTGCTGCCGTCAGCCGGTGGCGCCGGAGATTCCGTTCCCGTTTGCGCCGGTGTTTCTACATTCTCAGCTTGCGCTCCCGGAAGCGGCTGCTGGGCCGCCGCCATCAAGGCATCGCATTCATCTATAAATTGCAACATCAAAGTCAATTTTCCTAATTCCAGCCCGTCCTGCTGTGCTTCCAGGTACGCAATCGTCATGCGCTCCTTGGCAAACGCCAGATCCATCAGCGGCTCCGGGGCATGGTATATGTTGCTGTCTATGATCTCGGAAATCCTCCACTCAACATCACGCTCCAGGGCGTCATACATACTGGTGACTGATTGCAGATCAGGAAAATCCAGCAGCCGCACAATATGCTCCCGGCTGTTGATCACGCCGGTCTGCATCAGCTCGGTTACTGCTGCAAGCCTGCCTGCTGGGGTGCTGGGCAGCAGGCTGACTGGATAGGCTTGCAGGACAAAATCATTCTGTGCCATGTCAATGTCTTTGAAATCCAATTCTTCCAGGCTCATGGCCTTGATTCCTTTGACCGGGAAAGATCCAGATTCTTCAACAATCTCACGCGCCAGGTCCATGAACCATTCTGCTGCTTGCATAAATGCGTCTTCATATCGCTGGGCTACATTCATGAAACGCTCGGTTTCTATGTCATGATATACCCGGAGCGCAGCACCTGATTCCAAACCAGCAGGCTTTTTACCAGATGCAGATAATTCAGAAACGCCTGCAATCTCATAGGCACGTTGATACAGCCGGTCCATGTGTGCATAGACTTCCGGGTGCATGGCCTGCGGCGTGTAGGTGACCGGCGGTTGGCCTACATAGTTGATGATGCAGCCCGGTTGGTTTCTGATATGGGAGTCAACCACGCGAGATCCGGCCTGGACAAAAACCCACGGCACGCTGAGAAGGTGCATCGATTGCTGGATGCGTAGCGCCAGCTTATTGATCTCAAACTGGATAGACTTCAGCTGCTCCGCCAGGCTTACCCCGGAAAAACCAAGCACCGAGTCACCCCAGCGTAGGAATACAAAAGGATATTTATTGTAGGTGTACTGCTCCGCCATCAGCACCAAGTTATCCATAGTGATCGCGTGCATTCCATCATCTGCGCCATTGATAGATGGTAGGTGCCAGGATTCTGCAACCTCTACCATCTTGGCATCATGCCCTTCTTGACCCATGTATGACGATTCATCGCCGTGCGCGTAGTATCGGATCTCTTGTTCTTTTTCTGGAAATTGCAAAACCAGCTGCTCCACCGGGATCTCTTTCACCTGGTGCAAACTCGGAGGCTGCTCCATGTAAAGACTGGCATTGATATCCCAGTACAGTTCATTGGGAAAGACGCGCTCCACAAAAATATCATTTCCATCACGCCCTACTTTCAGAGCAGCAACATCAAACACGCAGCTGTCCAGGAATATTTTAGGCATCAGGTTAAACAACCCGGATTGGTGGAAGATCCCTTCCATGACATCGGTTAGACGCCTGGCACGTTGGCGGAGCTTGTAATCTCCGCGCCGTGTTAGGTACATCGGCTTGGGCTTGGCCTTGCCAATCCGGGAAACGAGCGTGTCTACTATGTTACCTATAACATTCAGACGCATACGGAAGTCTTCACCAATTGGCATTCCCATGCGCTGGCTTGGGTCAAACCGATCCAGCCGGTTGTATTCCCGCTGCGTATACATCCGCAGCATATCCAGATTCATGGTCCTGCGTCCCATGTGATCATCCTGCATCTCATGAATGGTTTCCGAGAGCAGATTCCCGATTTCCTCCTCGTTATCCGTTTGCCACCAGTACATAGTCAGAATTGTTCAAATTGTTGTTTTAGTTCCTGCTCGGTTGGCTGCTGCTGCAGACGCGGCATCAGATCCGGCAGTTCCTGGTAAAATTTTACCTTGATGCCTTGCCCTTCAAACTCGGCAACGCGTTTCTCACTCAGGAACTGCAATAGGTTCTTCAGCTGCTCCTGGTTCTCCAACGGTTTCTGTTTCTTCAATAGTTTCATTTCCTTCTACAGCATCAATTTGCATACTGACTGCACGCATATAATCATCAGTCAGCAGGCTGTTTCTCGTTTGATCATTGGGGTCATACTGTCGCGGGCCAAACGGCAGCACCTCGGTTTTACGGAGGTCTGGTTCATAGTACATAAACACAACATCCGGCTGTCCGCCGTTGAACTGTGCAAAGTCTTCTTTGCTCCATCCATCAGGCGCCTCATCATCAGACCACGGCAGCCTTGATGCTACTTTGAACCCTGCTTTGGAATAAATATGCGGCAGCACAACATCAAACGCGTCTAGTTTTCTGCCGCCTTCCTGCACAGCCAGCATCATCATGATGGGTGCCGATCCGCGATATTTGGATTTTTTGTGGTTAAAGACGCTGACGATGTCACCATCATCTTTGATGGCAAAGCCTGCTTTTTTGTCCGGGGTGACATAAAGCTTCATCTGTTCATAATCCTCTGTGGGATAAACGTAAACAGATGTTCCAAACTTTGTGGAATTTTTTGCTTCTGTAATGGCTTTGGTGAATGCAGCTGCGCCGCGTTTGTTGGACTTCAGCTGTACAATGGTTTCAGGAGCCTGGATGCCTAATGATTTCAGCTCCTGAACGGTTTCGGCGGGTAGGGAAAAGGAATCTAACTGATTTGCAGTAGTTCCTCCGCGTCCTCTGGTGAAAGGCCCTGATCCACTAATTCCTGTTTCAGAGGGTCTAAGCTTCTTTCTGATGTTGGTGAAGACTCTTGGGACAGCATCTGCTCGGTATTGCTGTTCAAGTCGTTGACCAACGGTTCCAATAATTTGTTCACCGTAAGTACCTGAATCGCCTCCCTCATCTTGGGTTCCAAAGCCTGCGATTCCTGCGAGTCCTTCAAGTTTTTCTCCATATCCTGCATCCGTTAGAATTTCGGCGTACTTGCCAGTGCTTAATAGTGTAGCAAAGTCGGGGACTTGTGCAATACGTTGATCAATTGCTTCAGTGTCGGCAATAATTTCAGGGATAGTTCTGGTTTCACCAGCCTCGCCTCGCTGCTCCATGACCGCTTTGACAAAACTCCAAACCGTTTCCTGGACTTCCCTCGCAGACCAGTCCTGGCCCGTGTTCCTTTTCAGTGTTTCTGCTGCTTTTCTATGCAGCGCGGAGCTGGCGAGATATCCCGGTGACTTATATCCGAGATCCTCTTTTCCAAGACTCGTCTCAAATTTACGTTTTGCGCCACCAAAAACAGCCTGGACCACGCCAACAGCCTTGCCCTCCCAGGTGTCGTTGGTCACTTCATCAGTATTTCCTAAAATATTGAGCCGGAAACTGTTGACCTTAGCACCTGACAGCCGGATATCTGCTCCCTCCGGCGCAGTCAATGCCCGCACCGAGTTTGGACGCCATGCACCAAGCACCGATTTCTGATTTACCATCTGCGCGTTACGCGGTGATGCAGATTGAAACGCAGATATCTTGGCAATCAGCTCATCTTTGGTTCCATCCTCGCCTAAACCAAGATCTTTTGCTAATGTTGCCAGCTGTTCCCGGTTTCTGCGCTCAATTGGTGATTTTTGGACTGCAGATCCCATGATTTTGATGATTTCTGCTTCATCTTGAGGCCTGCCAGCAGCAGTCCACTCTCTCCAGATGTTTAATGCGTTTTCCAGGTTAGATTCCACGCTGGTTTGCGGTGATGTTGCAGCCAAAAGTGCTACAAAACGCGGAGTGTCGCTGCCAAAAACAGAATTTAAGGCGTTTCCGCTGGCTTTGTACCATCCTTTTTTAGATTTTCCGCGCTGTGCCATCGCTGCCAGCTCCGGGGAACGTAATCCGCTGCCGCCTGCAAGGATTCTTTTGTCTTCTCCTTCCATTCTGCGTGGTGATAATGGCTGCGCCTGCAATAATGCCTGGATTTTTCCAACCGTTTGCGGGTCCATCAGCTCCAGTTCTTCTTTGGTGAAGTATTTCCGCAAAGATTGAACTGTAGGATCTGCATCTTTGAACGCCTCAACCAATTTTGTCCGGGCATTGGCATAAGGTCCGCCGCCGTAGGCCGGAATTTTTTCTCTGACGGTTGCTGCTTGTGCTGGTGAACCTATCAGAAGGTTCTGTGCAATCATGGAAAGTGGATTTGGCGCCCTTGCCGCACGCTGCACATTTTTTGGAAGATATTCTGCTAAATCTATAATGGCCTGCTGCAGCGCATTTTGATCTGTTGGCTCATCTGTCTGGAAAACAGGCTGCTCCATAGGCTGCAAAACATCAGAACGCACCGGGCGCCTCAGTGCTTGAGCCGCCTGGTTTTCTAAAATAGCCTGATCGGTTCTAGGTTTGGCCATTACTTTTTCTTAGCAGTCTTGGCGGAACGCCGGAACGCAGCAGCTGTCGGAGCGCCCTTGGACCCTGGCTTACGGCGCCGTTTGGTTTTACCAGCACCAAGCCGCTTCAGGTTGATATTCCGATACAAACCAGGTTTCTGACGCTTCAGTTTGCGGATCTTGGCCGCCTTAGACATTTTCTTTTTCATAAATCACCATGATCTGCAGGCCCAGTACCTGGCTTTGGTTTTGGGACCTGGGGTTGAGCAGCGGTGCCTCTTTCTAAAATTGGCCCGTGCCTTAGGATTGGATTTGCGATTCCGCATTTTAGGATCACCAAACCTCACAATCTTGACCTTGTCACCATCTTTGACATAAACCTTGAACGCCTTCCGCTCCCCGCTGGTGCGGATTGGTTTATTCAACGGCACTTTCTTGCCCTGGTACTTTGCCATGATCAGTTTTTGAATTTCACAAACTTATTTCCTCTTAAACGCACGGCTTTTTTTCTTTTTTTCTTTCTCTTCTCACCAAACCTCAAAAGCCTGTGACCCCAACGCGGCTTATTCTGTATGAAAACCAAACACTCGACACTGACGCCGGTGTAAACT